CTTCTCCGTCTGTAAAAGTGATTTCCTCGTACCCTTGAAGTATCTCTGTGAGTTTCATGTATAATAAATATAAAGTCAACCCGCTAAACTCAAGACAATAGCATCCCTAACATCTTCCATACGTTTCTCCTCGGTCCCCTTTTTATTAAGAACAGTCCATTTGGTCATATCATACATCTTATCAATACTTTCTTTAACAAACACTTTGGGTTTTACTCCTTTGATTCTAGCCGCCCCAAGTGCCTTTTTACGAGCAGTTTGTGCGTGAATACTGTCTACACTCACGCCATAATGATTTTCAAGTATATAACCCACTACAGCCTTGTTCTTGACCAGTTTAATAATGACCTGCTGTGAAGTGCCGCCACCAGCAAAGCCAAAAAGGCTTTCTTCAATCATTATTTTATCAAAACTATGACCGACCAGAGTTTTTATAATAAGGTCTGCTTTATCTTTATACTTCTCGGCGTTTGATATATCAATGTAGCCACAAGATAGTATTTCTTTATTTTCTGTAATAGCCCAACCACAAGTAGTAGTTGATAAATCAAGCCCCAACACCTTCATATAACCATTTATAATAAACTTATCTGGACGAATTACCGTAGCCAGTAGTATCAATTTTCAATGTATTTTTTGCGTATCCAAGACCGTTTGCCGTAAATTGAGTTACTCCGAGTGGTTGGTTGGGTATAAAATTGCGCTGTGCCCAGTCATTTGGATATCCTGCTGGTGCGCCATTTATTGCGTTTGTTGAAAAATATTGCGGAGAGCCTGCTCTTTGGCTGAATCCCCAAGAGTATGAATTGATATTTTTGTTGGCTAAATGCGAACGTATGCCTGAGCTATTTCTGGTAGAAATGCTGTTATACAAATCTACTAGCTTTTCGTTCATTGAAGGTCTTGGTGTGGAAGGTAATTCTGCCATATATATTTTCTCCTGTTGTTTATTATAAATATAAAGTTATGTGTCGAAACGAACAACAATATTGAGTGGCCAATCGACCAAATTCTTCAATGGTCTGCCAAGTTTTCCTATGGCAACCAACTGATTATCTTGATATAAGCCAATCGTCGTGATAAATGGAGCCAAATATGAGCCGGTTGGGTCATATGAAGAACTATATTGATAATCTAAAAATAATGGGTCAACTTTATTGACATTTTTAACACAGTAATGATTTAAATAATTATCTATATCTTTGACATATGTTCTAGTGGAAGTTGAACTTAATAAACTATTCAAGTCATCTGGATTTAATTTATCAAAATAGTATAATGACAAAATCTTTCCATCATTTAGATTTATATTTCCGTCCCCGTCAATATCTAGCAATCCCGTGTTCACCAGATTAGATTGAATATAATCAAATGCTGTTTTTGTGAATACATTTATAGATGAACTTGCATAGTAAGCAGCTTGTGCATTTTCAAATGTAAGCACATCTTCGGATTCTGTTTGAAGAATGTCCCGGCCCCACCAGCTATAATCGCTCGATGTATCTTTTTCTAGTACTATGCCATTATCATCAAATACAAACTCCTCAAAGAATTTTTTATTTTGAAGATATCTCATTATCAAATCTACGTCCATAAAATCAAATATACCGTCTTGATTTACGTCAAATACAAGAGAACTTTGAATTAAGGATGTTGGATTTGTGCTATAGTTAAATTCACCCGGCTTTATTGAACACAGATATTCGTGTTCATATATGGTATGAGATCCTTTGTAATTTAATTCAAACCCATAAGAAGAAGTTCCTGTAAATATTCCAGAATAATTTGATGCAGTGTTGGTCAGAACAAAATATCCGTTTTTATAAAAAATATTTCCCACTAGAGGATTTTCTTCATAATTGCTCAGTGGGTATACAAACACTGACCCAGAATAATTTGATGGGAAGCTTGATGATACTTGAGTATATACATCATATATTGACGACGTGGCTGCTGATGCAGAGGCAAAATTTACAACAGGAGCGCCTACAACTAGAAAATCGGAGCATACTGCCAATGAATATCCATATATATTCGCTGGACTATTTGCTCTCTTATTTGTTTTAATATTTCCCGTCAATTTCCAAACATCATTTACATTATCGTAGTTGTATACAGTAATTCTTCCTAATACTCCTCTAGGATCTTCGGAAGAAGTTGAATAATATGAATAATCTTCCAATACAAAATTTCCATCGATATAGTCTACGTTTCTTCCTAGCTTGTCGGAACGAGAAGAAACCGCCGCTATATTTCCTTCTATCGAAACATTTGATCCAAAAAATAAGTTATTATTTGTATAACTTCTATTTCCAAACGTTTTGTTAATTTTGTAGAAGCTGGCTGTACCACACAACGGTTTATATTTGTAAAAATATGTGGCACCTAAAGACGTTGGAGTGCCGGTATAAGATGTATATGGGATAAATGCTTTATCAGCAACGCATCCCACCAATACGTGTGGCCAGCTGATCGCCACAGATTTACCATATCCGTCCGAAGTTATTGCTGTAGACGTTACGTCATTTACGTACAACTGTGAAGATGTATTTAAATCTCCATATGTATTATCTTTTCTAAGAAGTTTTTGTTCTAACCAAGACGCGGTAGGACAAGCTCCAAGAGAGGCCGAATACAACGAGCAGCTGTATATCGAAACATACCCATCACCATACTTATTAGTTCCGACGACTATACTTCCAGAATCAACGGAAACGGACCATCCAAACTTGTCCCCCGTTGCCCATACACTAGACGTAAGAAATGCCTCTTCCACCCACGTGGTATTTCCTACAAAATATGGAGGATAGTCACCTGGATTTGACCCCGTAGTAATAGTAACATAGCTACAGGAAGTTTCTGTAGAATAATTTTTTTTGCGATATACATACGCTCCACCTTTACTTCCACTTACACCAGGTGCACCAATTACCATAACGTCTCCGTCTATACTTAATGAGTATCCAAATTTGTCATTATTTGTATTTCCTGTCAGGATATTCACTATCCCCCAATTATCCGTTCCACCTTTGTTATTTTCATACACATAAACAAATCCTGGATAAGATCCACTAGTATAACACATTGATCCACTCAAATTTGTTTGTGTAGTAACGCAAACTGATCCGGTGGGGGATCCAACTGCAAGAAAATTATCTTTAACAGCAACAGATTGCCCGAAACTATCTTCCAAATATGAAGAACTAAAAACAGATTGTTCAGTCATCAGAAAATTATTGTTTTCTATTAGTGTTAGAAATGAACTATCTGAAGAAAATTCTTGGGCTATTCCATTTTGAGTGAATGGACAATAAAATTTTTTAATTAGTCTATGAGTTTTACTATAATCATCATATTTTAATATCGCCGCATATCCTTGTCTTGAAGTTGATAAACTATATTGATCCCGACTTGCTCCCACGGCTATATATTTGTACCAAGCAGAAACAGATTCTCCGAAATGTTCATTTTCTGGTTGGAAATAATTTCTTTCGTATGATTCATCAAACTTCCAGATGAGACTGTCTTGTTCATATAAAACATTTAGCCCCATATTTTTGTATTCTGTCGCACGGTTTAGTGTGAGATACGTTTTTTCTCCGTTGCTAGATGTTATGTAAAACTTAATAGAACCAGTTTCATAATATGGTCTTGCTAACAGATTTTTAACTGCACCGACTGAATAATACGATGAGAAATGTGAACCGGTAATATATAAATTTGTCACACCGTCGTCAAAAATTCTAAACGAAGAATCTACGTTTGAATTATCAACAATTTCTACGGTGTTGGGTACTATTTTTTCTCCGTATGAATTTTGATTTATTGCTACAGTAATTACTCTATCGTGTATTTTTCTTATTTCTTTTATTCCGGTTACACTGTCTCCACCATATTTTTCAACCCCGAATAACTGATATTGGTTTCCTGTGTTGTAAAACATCGAATCCGTCAAACTGTAAATATTTCTATAATATTTTCCGCTTGGATTTATAGGTTCCACGGCTGCTGAATAATGTATATTTCCAGAAGGATAAAAAGAAGAAGTTATAAACCTTCCTATGTTAATTTCACACCGTTTATCGTAATACGTGTCAAACCCATAAGCGTCAACAGATCCGGTAGTTATACTCTGTACGTACCAGCTTTTAGAAGCTTTAAATGGTCTTACTGTTATATCTCCTGCGGAGAACTGTTTTATCATATACAGATAAATATTTATAACCCGCAGTATTTGACCACACTCATGTGGTACTTTTTATATATCAATCTTGACTTTGATAAGACATTCGTTGGTAAAGTCTTTGAGCAATGGTTGGCTCAACTTTGCTACGGCAACGAGGTCGTTACTTTCGTTATATAAACCAACGGTCGTGATATATACTTTTGGATTGGTGTAGAAATCTGTAAATCTCAACTTTCCAACATCTTGTGGGTTGGTTGGCTCTTCTTCGGAAGAAATAACAAATGTCGGGTTGTTTGAGTAATTGTACTCTAGATTTTTCACTCTAACAAAGAAATGTCTGGCAGCAACATACTCAGTTACTCTTGCGAGCATTCCGTATGATTCCGCACCTTTCTTTATTGATTCAAAGAGTAAGTTTTGCATTGTAGCAAACTCTCCGTTCCACATTGAACTTGTTGGGTTGTTTAATGAATACCCGTTTACCGTCCCAATTAAAGTGCTAAGTTTTGTAGGATTTAATACTACCATTCCCAAATCAGGATACATTGTTCCTATTCCCTCATATCCAGTGGAAATTGCGCCGCCCGATAGAGAACCTCGGATCATATTGTAACGCTTTCCGCCAGATTGAGCGGTTACGGTTGGGTTGAATCTAGAATCATCTATCAGAGTAGTAGTTCCCAAAGATCCACTGAGCGTAATTTGGAATTGGCCTGGATCCAAACGGTCCTTATATTTTCCAGATCTAAATGCTATAACATATATATCATCGGAATCTTGGAGGGCACTTCCTGTCTGAAATGTAAATTTTGTATCTGCTGGAGTCAATATAAGATTTCTATATTGATTGTATATTGCCTGCGTAGGGAATATCAAACTTCCATTGGAAGATCCTGTATCATAATTGGAGCTTCCTGATCCAGCATAGTGTCCGTATGTCAATGAAAAGTAAATATCCGAGTTTGAGATATTCGATCCCGTATCATATACGTTTGTGTAATAAAGTCCGTTTAGAGGCTCTAGTCTTGAAGAAGATAAAATTGTCTGCGCACTGCTAGTATAAAATTCACTCCAACTAGAGGTACCATCACTCCACAATCCAGTTGATACAGGCTGTGTTCTACCTGCCACTATATCAGATGTTTCAAATTGCTTGAAGATCATAAATTAAAATTTTAAGATTTTACCCGAACTGTTACAGGAATTGTGACAGATCCGCCACTTTCGTTTCCAACCACTGTGAGATTTGTGGTTGTTGTGGTAGTAAGAGAACTATTTGGTACAAATCTGAACCTCAATCCGAGTGCAACTTGTGCAGTAGTAGATGACACATCTCCGATAAATGTAGGGATTGTAGCCGTAGTAGCAGTCTGAATTTGCTCGCCTATAATAGTTCCTACGTTCTTGTTTGCCAATACGGCGGTATATCCCAAGGTAGTATTATATACCGGATTTGTTGACGGAACAATGACAACTTCTCCCTTATAATCCTTATCAACGTCAATAGAACTTTGGCCCAGAGATATCAACGGTATAGACTCTACTCCGGAAGGCAATGTTACCAATTTATATTTAAGTGCCTGTGTTTCATCCGTGAATGCTTCAAATACAGGAGTATTACGAATTGCCAAGTCATAATATGCAGAACCTTGAGGGTGATTTGGTTGATACAAACGATAATCAATTTCATCGTCTGATAGTGCGAAGGATGTGATGCTCAACCCTCCTTTAGCTGCGAGAAGCTCTCTCCCCTTCTTTGTTAGGACCGCATCTACTGTAATTGTTGTATTATCGATGTACGCCATATATGTTCTTTCTCAATAAATATATATGTTTATCTCTTTTTTATTATTTTTTATATAGTTTTTGACTCAACGGCTTCTGTATTATCCAATAGCCCCGTGACCGCATCTACCGTAGTTTTTTTATTTTGGCTACTCTTTTTCCATTTTGAGAATCTACCCGTGCTGTCTATTGAATTTATTTCTTTTCTAGAAAACTGCTGCTTTTTATATTTGTAATGGGTGTGGAAATATCCATTCAAAGCCACCGCATCGGCTGGTTTATATGAATCGGATATCAACTTTTGATGGTTTACGCCTTGGGTCAAACGGGCAAACATCGGACCTGAAGTTTTGTCTATAAACTCCGAGAAAATTGAATCATAATTATCTGAAGCTTGTATTGTAAGATAATATTCTGGTCCAACGGCGGTGGTAGTATAATAACCAGTAGATATAGTTCCTTCGAATATAGGATTATTATTTTCGTCCAAGTTAAATAGCCCAGAGAATATTACTGGATTATTTGGGTTTGGGTTATATGAACCAGAAACCCGCATATCAGAGTTTATTGTACCATATGCGTGAATATCCGGCGAAAGCTTTTCAAAAAACGTTCCATTTACTAAGCCGTCTATTGTGTGTGCCGCATAGATATACTGGTCCGTGTATCCAAGGTATCCTATATCAAAGTTTATTTTTCCTTTAAAATATATTTTGGCTGGAGATTGCCCCGCAGATAAATCGGGAACTGCCCACATAGATGCCGTCATAGGATATTCTTTTGCGCCTGGAAGATCCACGAGATTTATCTTTTCATACGATCTTTGTATGGTCTGATATTTTCTATTAAACGGAGTATTTAAATCTTCTGGTAAAGTATTATGATCCAATGTCTCGCTTCTTAAAACAGAATACTTTTTGACAACTTTAACAATATCGCATCTGTAATATTTTTCATTATAATACGTCAACCCATTGTTTGCATATACAGCAAATCCAAACTCTGAAAAATCTGAGTCGAAAAAGGACTGGTTGACATCGTTATATACCGTAGTTCCCTTTTTAAAATCCAGTGAAGCCGATGCAACGTGCTGCTTTAAATTGTTAGCAAATATTCCTTTTGTCGAATCTACTGTTCCAATTTTTTGTTCTATATTTTCAGTTTTTGCCGGTTTTATTTCTATCTTCGGGCGCTCAAGTATGCTAGGCTCTATCAGAATTCCTTCTACCAGCTTGGCTCTCGCAGGAACAATTCCTCTGATATACTTGAACATCGCTTTATCAAAATAAAAGCGAACTACGTTCATAAAGAAAGAATAATCTATGTTTCCAAACCCTTGATCGTAATATATCTTTTTGAATCTTTCAAACTTATCGTATGATCTCTTGTATACATCAGACGGATCTCCAATCAAATCTCCCATTGGAAATTCTCCAAAAAACTTTATGATTTCTGTGTTTTGTATTTCTGAAGGAGAGAAGAATATTCCAAGTTTATTAGAATCGATTGAAGACAATTCGCTCATCATCATCGACGACCTTGCGTCGGAAGAAAGTTCTGAAATCAACTCTTGTTCTACATAATTTATTTTATTGCTTCTGAACTTGTTGGACCCATAATCCGGCAAGTTCATGGTATATATAACATTTTTTCTTGAGAATTGATATGGAAATAACGTTCCTTCACTTGGATCACAATATTCATCTCGTACAAGTGGTCCGACTGCCGGTGGAAATCCTATAGCGTTGAATGTCGGAAAATCGGACCTAAAAGATAAATTTTTAAGTTGTATAGAAGACTCGGTATCGTCTTGCAAATTTATTGGACGCTCGAATGATATTCTATATAAATTTTCGTTTATCATTTTTTGCGGGTCGTCCAAATCATACGCATTACGATTTAAAGTATGAGATGCAAATCTTTCATCGGAAATAGGAGATTCCCATACTCGAATATCATCAATATTTCCAAAGAATGCTTCTGGATCAATGCTCAACGATGAAGTATTTTGATTATAGTTTCCTATATACAAATACGATCCAGACTCAAACGAATCATTGTAACTTCCGCTAACAAAAATACTGTCGCTGACTTCGTATGTTATTCTATCGTCTTCTGATTTTTGTACTACCAAGTCGTATCTTGTTGGATATTCATTAATTGACGCAGTTGCTCCAAACAGTAAATTTATATCATTCCTGCGAAGCATCAAGTGATATGAATTACCATCAAATATCGGAGCACGAGAAGTAAGCAACGTTTTTATGTTTCCAGCACCATCGTCTAGGCTAAAAAACAAAGATCCCCAATCTTTTCCTTTTTCTCTCACCGCCCCAACTGCCCATATATCTGAACAATTTACCAACCTGAATACTTTTCCATCTTCGTGAATTTTTCTGGTATCAAATCTAAACGTAAATTCTACCGTCTGAGCGCTGCCTGTCCAATCTAATTGAAAATACTCTCCGCTTCCACTAAAATATGGCTCATACTTTACGTCTTCGATGATATACAGAGATTTGTCCGCAAGATCTCTGGTGTTTTGTATGCCGCCGTACTCTTTTATTTTTATGATATTTTTTGGTACGCCGAAACACGAAACTAAAGCATTTAGTGACGTTTCTGTTCCTTTTGTTTTGTATATGAACGGCAAACTATTAAGTATACGCTTCCATATAATCTGATTCCTCTGCTCCTCCGATAAACTTCTTGCTTTTTCGTATAATGGAGAATCCGCGTCAAAATCATCTTTTGAAAAAGACGACAATATCAACGGGAGATTTTCTTTTGATATTTCCGCATCCCATCCGAGAGAACGAAGCATATCTCCAACTACATCCAATGATATTCCATAATTTGGAGAACTTGAAATGTTATTTTTTTCCGTGTACTGCTTCGCTGCCAAAGAAATATTATCAAAAAAGTGCCCAATCATTCCAACAAACTTGATATAATCTTCATTATAATCCGAGTCTTCTATCATGAATTGAGGAAGATTGTTTATGAGAGAACCTCCGTTATTTTTATCATAAAATGATGCAGAAGTATATCCGCTTCCGTTATCAGAATTATGCTCTTCGTACCAAGCTGGATTTGTGTATAAGAATTTTTCGTACCCGTCCATTCCAGATTCTATCTGATCTATTTCTGAATTTTTGTCGGATTTTTGTTTTAAATAAAAAGGATCCGATGGGTTAGGTATCAGCTTCTCGTTTATATCAGATATTTCATTGTGTAATTTTTCTATATCATCACGCTTGCTGGCAAATACTTGCAACCTTAAACCAGCGGAAGAAAAGTTTACAAAGTTCTCAAAATGTCTGTAGTCCGTTGTGTCGATCCATTCAGTTTTCTTGGATTGTATTTTTGAATTGAGTTCGTCGTACAAACTTCCAGATTCCTCCAGCAGTTGTTCCATCGATAGAGCTTGAGTAGAATTTCCTTCATTTTCTATCTTTATTAGAAAGTTTGGGCCGCGCAAAGGTGTTGTGTTTATTACGGGCTTTGTAAAATAATAAAGATTTTGAACTATTGGTAAAAATCCAAAATCGCAAGTAATCCAAACATTTGCTCCTGACGGAACAATAGTAGGGAGTGGATCTAATAATTTTAGAGTAAGTTCATCATAAAACCTTGGATCCGCTGAAGGTACAAGTTTTCTATTAACGATTGATATTCTAGTACCATCTTCAAAATTTAAATAATACTTAAAATAACCGGAGATATCTATATTATACTTAGATTCTACGGCAAATATGTATGGAAAAAATATTGAATCGTAAAATATAGACTGAAGAAATTGTACAATTTTATTATAACTGTCCGGTTTCTTATTAGTTATTCTGTTTAATTCGTGATCAACGATATAAACAAATAGGCTGTAATAATAATTACGTATATCTTGGAACGTTTTTCCAGAACTGTAATTCTGATACATCCAATTTTTAAACTGATCATATATTCCAAGTACGTCGTTTGATGCTATTTGTCCATTGCTTCTATAATTTCCTTTTTTAACTCCGTAGTATATGTCAGTTAGGAAAAATACAACGTCTATATCTCTTTTAAAACTGTAATTAAACATTAACTCCGCAGACCCAGTAGGATCATTTTTTGCCGCAGCTTGGTATATGTTATAAAACTCAGGTTTAGATATTCCAAATATTAGATTATCGACTATTTCACTGGGTCTAATTTCTCCTTTAGAAAACGTATTATAGTCTTCATTTATTTTGGAGATAGACCCTTTGATAGTTTTTGGAATCAGAGAGATTTCTTTTCTGCTGTTGGATATTTTTCCAATTATTAGTTTATCATCTAAAGTTTTTTCGCTTCCTACGATATTTCTACCAAGTTCTATATATAATTTGTAATTTCCATCTTGAACGCTCAACTTTTCCAAATGCCTATTTACATCAAAAAATAAAGATTGAGTGGTGGTTCCGAGTACAACAAAATCTCCACTGTATTGTTTATACGAATATTCGGTATATTGATTGAATACATCATAGAAAGAGCGAGTATAGCTTTCATACGATGGATTCGCATAAAACATAGATGCCGTAACCAATGTGTCGTCAAAATTATATACCCCAAACTTTACGTAGTCCGTTTCATACTTTCCGAATGGAAAATTCTTTGAAGTCGTTCCTTCCGAATAAAATTTTAAGTCGTCTTGGCTCAAGAATGATCCATATCCCAGAGAAGAAGTAGACGAGACAGTATACTTTAGATCGCTCAAATTCATAGTTCAGAGAATGCCGTATCTATTTTTGTTTCTACTTTAGTTGGAACGTATACAACATTTTTCAACTCAATTGATATTGAAGAACTGTATAGTTGATTTTCTATATTTTGTATTATTAAATTAGAATACTCGTCTATTTTTGGAACGATGTATCCAGTATTGATCAAATTTTCAACATCCGCTTGATTATATCCTATTAAATTTTGATTTGGTTTCATCTAGAAATCTTAAATGCGGTTGGAATAGTAAATGTCATTATAGAACCACTTTGTTCTGTTCTTATTTCTACTTTATAATATCTTTCGGATGGAAGTCCGCTAGTATCTAGCATAAAATAATTTCCATTTGAATCAAAACTCAATCTTGTATAATCGTCATACGGAAGTATAGTATCCTCACTTTCCGCGTCCTTTATTTGATAGTAACTCGAAGAAGGAAGATAATACGGAGACAAATAATCGGAAAGTTTATTGGTAAATGTTTTTACCGGATAACGTTTTCTAGAAGATACATCCATTCTAACGATTGATCCAAATTTATATTCTTTGGCCATATTTTTCATATTAACAACGGCATCTCTCAACTGAATTGGATCCGCGCTTCCAGTATCTATTGTAGAATCGTACCAACGTACATCTAGATATGGAGAATATATCGTGTTTGTTTCCTTACTAAAGAATTTTAAAGAAGCATAATCGACGGAACTTGATTCGTCGCTATGCATTACAATAAATCCTTCGTTTGGAATCTCTTTCTTCAGCCACGCATTTACTATGGTGGTAACATCCATATTTACATCAGATGTCTGATAATCAAAATATTGATAGCAGGCATATGCACCAGAAGTAGGTATTATTCCGGACGATGTTGGAACATAGCTGCTAGTTGGGCAGTCTGGAAATGGATTATATTGGCTAATATTTGGATACTCTGCATATCCTGATCCAGATGCTATAGATGAGCTATTGAGCCACCACACTCCACCGCCGCTACAGTCAGTCAGCGAACCAGTATTCCACCATTTAAACTTTTGATCGGCATCATAAATCTTCCAATTTGCTCCATCGGAATATGAATATCCATCATTCTTATATCCAGTACCCATCGCCCAAGACTGCGATACAGGATACGCAGCTAATGCGTAGCGAACTGGAATTTCTTGAGATTCACATATTTTAAGATTGAGAAAAAACTTTGGGCTATTTATCTGACCATTTGCAATAGATTGAGATATCGTTGACAGATCAAAATGTAAAAGTGCTCTGGACAAAACGGCTCCCATAGTAGTTGGACCGGAAACGGTTTTGATCGAACTGGATACCGGATTTGGATCAGTGGATCCAGAATTAAACGACGCTGATTTTGGACCATTTAGCAATTCTATACTTGAACTGGTATAATATTCTACAATGGGAAATGTACTAGTACTTGAACAACTATAGCCAGACACTCGCTTCTCAACTTCCAACAGTTCGTCCAACCCCATATTTTTGTACATATAGGCAGGATAATTTGTTATAAAAGTATCTTTAGTTGGATATAAAAAGTAGTGCATTTGCTATATTCTTTACATTATAAATATAGTTCCCAACCAATAAATTGAACCTATATTTATGCTACTCTGCCTACTATATCTTTGGTTGGGAATTTTACCTCAAATACGCTAGGATCTATGGAAGGATATACAACCCCGTCCACAGTCGCTTTCGTTATATCATACTCATATGGAGAATAATCTCCGTCTTTCAATGTCAAGTTTTTTACTTTCAATTGAGTTACAGATTGTACACCATCCACTTTAGCTATTTCAAGCTGCAACCTACTTAGATTGATTGGTTGGCAAAATTGAATATTATTAATATCAAAGTATTGTTGAACAAGAGTCAAACAATTCGCCAATACTTCTCGTTTATTGTAATTTTTATAAGTTATAATAGTAAAATCGACGCCCACATTGATGATATAACCGTCTAATATATTCACACTATCTGTGAGCATTCGGTATTGATTCAAATAATTTTTAAGATTTTGACGAATTGCTTCGTTGGAGACAATCAACCTCTGGTTGTTATCATAGCACAATACATATAGATTTATAGCAAATGGATTATTTTTGTCCGGGTTTACTACGTTGACCGGTCCTGGTGCCAAACTTCCGGTTTGAATCGAAGAAGGTACTGCTTGTACATTTGATATATTAAGTTGCGTATCTGTAACAGCATATGCTTTAGCAATTGATCCATATTTGGATGGCATTGCATACGCTCTTACTTCATAATCTTTTTGCGTAACTGCCCTGTTTTGTGAAGAAAAGTTTGCTAATGCGTTGTTTCTTATCTCGTCGTTTGTTTCTGCGTCTTTTCCTCCGTTTGCTGGGATCGGGTTGTTGACTCTTACAGAGCGTCGCACCAAATTTGTAAGGTTTAATTCAGCTTCACCGACTGCGGTCAAATCTCCGAAAAATTCAACGGAACTAATGTTTTTTATAGAGTTTGCATTTACATTACTATTTATTCCTCCACCAACAATATATCTTATTGTTAGCGTTGTATTCGACGGAGCTTGACCGAACGCTTTCGAAGACAAGAAATTTGATGGATCGTATGAAATATTTTCCGCTCTAAATGTCGTGGGTTTGTTTACGGTAAACACATTTGGAACAATTAATTCGTCATCTTTGATATTTGTTCCAGAACCAAATTCCAAGAAAGTAGTATTATCCGCGTCTACACCGGTAACAAATCGTCTTGATGTGCGAAGATATCTCAGTAAGAATGGAGTAGTATCTCTGTATGCCGACAATGTAATATCATTTTTAAATATGTTTTCGTAATCTATTGGCACCAAATCCTGTGCTAGATACTCGGTCTCATACCAGCGATTTCCGTCAGAGTCATATACGTCCAACACTTCTATGACGTTGGTATCGTCTAAATATATTTTATAGAATGGAACTGGATTTACTATTGATACGGTTTTTGTTAATATTTGACCAGAAAACGCATCAACGCTCTTTTTAAGTACGAAAAATTCTGGCTGACCAGCCGCATTTCTTTGAAACACAGACACTTCAAGTGGATCATTCTTGGTGTCTACAGTAAAGTCTACCGGAGAATTTGTAAGAAACGATACATTCGAGTCGCTGGTACTGACCATTCCTGGTTTTATAATTTGAGAATAGTTTAAATCTGGAACCATTTCTCCTATATCATTTGATTTCGCGGGAACAAGCTGATATACATCCAGTCGAGTAACAGAAGGAGTAGTCGTTTTTGCTTTGTATCCCATCGATTTAGAAGCGTCTATAATATTTTTACGCTCTTCCGAATTTATCAACATCGATTCCTTGAATTGATAATCTATATAGTATGAAAGAACATCTCCTACATATGCTGCCATTTCTATAAACATCATGCCCGGCGATGCTTCGCTGAAATCTTTATATGTAGTCGGATAATATTTCTTTGCAAACTCCATCAACGAAGATTTTAATTGGGTAAAATCCTTGTTTAGATATTTGATATCTTTTTTTCCTGGTTGAAATGATTTTTGGGTATCAAGTATCATATATTACCTGTTGTCATTGATGTTTCTAAAGTCTGTATTTGGTTTATACCGGCACTCGGCACGGTAAATAAAACTTTTACTCCAATTTTATATTTGTTTCTATATTCGGTATCGTCGGTCAAAATTTGTATTTCTTTTATGCTTACATAACTCATCCAACGACCGATATCTTTTCTGATAATATTTTCTATTAACGGTCCAATATCATCCGTATAATTTTCAAACAATACACTCCACAGTCCAGAACCAAATTCAGGATTCATTCTACGCTCTCCTTTTTTGGTTCTCAATAGCATATTCATGTTCGTTTTCACCTGATCAACCACGGTATAACTTTGATTGAAAAATCCTTGTGGCCCATGTGCTATGGGTAGAACTATTCCATAAGGTTGTGCAGATGTTGCCATTTAATTTATAATGGACGCTTTGCTTTCGCTTTAGCGTCGGCTGCTTTTATAAGTTTAGAATAATCTCTGGTCAATGCATTTGCTACCGCAGCAACTTCCTTGTTTTCGTTCAATGCTTCTTTTGGTAAAGTTTTTATTACATCAATTGCGGAAGGAGTTGAAGTTTGTTCTTCTGTAGGAACGCCTCCCACAGTTTCATTCAACACCTGATTCAATAACGGATTTTTAGTAAACATTTTAGGCGCTTGAATCGGCTGCTTTTTTAATGGCTCCTCCAATCCAACATTAAAATTTGGACTTTTTTGTTTGGTTGTTGGAGTTTTATTGGATTCCAATATTGTGGCCGAGTTTTCGGTCATTTTTTCTGCCAGTACTTCCATCAATAACTGTGGAAGGGCGTTGTGCACTTCTTCTTTTACGATAGTTCTTATAATATCTACTAGTTCGTTCTTTTTCATATATATGATGCTTTATATAAATATATGTTATTTTAAATAATCATCCAGTTGGAGGAGATGTAAATGTTCCCAAATTTGATCTATTGGTGCTTTCACCTGTGTTAGATGATATTTTGACATCCGGAAATCCGGATAAATCTGGCTTTGGTACTGATATTTCTATAGTGTTACCGTCTTCATCGGTGGTTGTTTGTGGAGGATTCGTTCGATTGAATTCGTCAACGAATGATCCCTTTGCACCATCTACTACACCGCTTAATTGTCCTTGAACCCCATTAATTTGTCCTTGGATCGCATTAACTCCGGTAGAATCGACCGCACTTTTTAATTGGTCGGCTACTTGACCTTTTAGGTCATCGACGACGCTGGATAGTAGATGTTTTAATAATTCACTAGGATTTGCAGACATTGCTGCCTTGATTATAGATACCGCCGCCATAGCCATTCCCATATTTATTTTTAATCCAGGTACAAACGGAGGAACAATCGATTTATATTTTGATATCTGCTCTGATATAAACTTTGGACCGGCCCCAAGATTTATACCAGCCATATCTATACCAGGAAATTCTGGCAGTTTGGGGAACTGTAATCCTTGTAAATTGAGATTTATTTGCGGGATAGTTGCATTAAATGACGGTAGAGATGATGGTAGACCAAAAGTATTAAGTGATTGCCCAACCGATGGCAATGAAGTCGGTACACCAAACCCAGAAGCAACTTGTCCGATGCTAGTAGGCGCTCCAAGTTGTTGACCAACTCCACTCAAATTTAAATTTGCTCCACTGGAAATTGTTCCAGTGATGTTTACGTTGGGAGCACTTATAGATCGTAGAGATAAATTTGTAGCAGAAGATGGATTTAAAAAACTTGTACCGGCTGTTCCTATACTAATAGGGGATGATGCTGCCGAGGCAATCGATGTGGATGGCCTTGAGACATTAAGTTGTGGTGCTTGTATTATTGGTACAGCTGGCATAAATTAACCTCCCAAAAATACACGGCTGCTCATCAACGTACTAAGTTGAGACCGCAATGATGTCAAACTTATCTGCGATGCATACAAGGATTGTAACTGTTCTGCCCAAGCAACCGCTGCCGGTGGTAATGCGGGAGTAGTCGGTCCAACTTTTGTCATATGAAAATGCGAAATTGTGGAAATAAGTATTTGTATTTGAGTATTAACGCTCAAAAGCATCCAGTCGCAAAGCGAATACAGCCACAATACTGTAGTTCTTCCCAAGAGTGCGGGCTGGTCATTTGCACCTTCTGTATTAAAATTTAAATATATTTTTGGTGCATTCAGTGTCATTATACCTTTGTTTGCCGTGATGGTGGTATTTCCATACGAATTCAAACTTAATATTTGGTCAGTAGTAATTGTTATTGCTTTTTTAGCAAAAAACATCATTTCGTTCGATCTCGACGAAAATACTAACCTGTCACTGTTTATTACTATTTGATCTCCATCCAATTTTGGAAAAGGAATACCTTTCGTCACGTTTATCATTCCCGTGGTGGTCGTGGGAGAAAAATTTGAAATTGTTTTACCTGAAGTAATATGTACAGAAGATCCATCTTTATTTATATCTTCAACCGTATAACCTTTTCCCGTTTTTCCTTGTGGAATATTTATGGGCGCTTGACGATTTCTTAACAAGATCATCGGATTTCCGCCTTTGTCCGAATATTCTCCTAGTCCATTGTCGTTTCCGCGATTATTGTCATATGCTCCAAATCTTATAGATGAACCAAACCTAGATTGCAGGATGGTGTCTCCTTCATACGATTTTAACGTGCGTATCTTTGGATTAAATTTAAAATAACTACCTAAAACGCCGGTATAGTCTTCTCCGCCACTAAAATTAATTTGCGATTTTGGACCGTTGTATGGTTCTCCTGTATACTCGTTTATATTTTCATCTACAAAACCAGAGTTCCTTTCCGCTGAAAAATCAGCATTCGCATTTACAGTAGAATTTACATTCAACTTTTTGGTATAAAAATACATATCCATGTATTGTCCAACCACAACAATTTCATTCAGCAGTGGATATTCAATAATACCCGTGTTTTCCATTGGATATGCCCAATATAATACTTCCTTCTCTGTGTTCTTTTGGCTATTTAAAAATCTGAATTTTATTCTACCTATCCAAGAAAAATTTTTATCATTTCCATTAGGCTTGCTACCATCTACATTTGGTGGCCAAGTTTCTGGATCTAAGTTTGTTTCGGTTACTATCGGATGATTTTCGTCCATCACAACATCCAACACAACCGCTTCTTCCAGTTCATAAAAAAATACAGAATCTGGTTTTCTTTCGATTACAAATCGCTTTGACGCAAGCATATCATCTTGCTTGACGCTTTGTTCTCCACGTTTCTCCACGATATTGTATGCCATAAATTACTTTTGTTTTTTATCGGGAACTTCCAATTTAGCAACGTGCTTTGCAGTTTCTTCAACTGTTGCCATAAGTTGCTTTCGTTCTTCTTCTGTAAGAAGCATAGAACCGCCTTCACCTTCTGCTCCACCCTTGCCACTCATTAGTCTTTGTATAATGGCAGCAAGTTTAATAAGTTGTTCGTCGTTTCTTACACCAACATCAAAATACTCTTTAAGCAATGGCACTATCATAGTAGCATCATTGACCGTTTTGATCATATCACGAAGATCGGTTATCAAAATATCTATTTGATTCTTCTTTTCTTCGCTGTTTTTAACTATGTCTTTACACAGGTCGGAGAAGTTTTTACCTTTGAATATTTCAATATCATTGTCCATTACTATAAATAGTATTTATAATATATATTTAAACTCTTATTCCGCTGATTGTACCACGGTTAAGGTACTCTTCGGCGATGTTTTGCTGGGTAGCCTTCATTTTGTTGATTACTTTAGTAATTTTCTGGGTCTGGCAGTCTGCAATTTCTCGTATATATAAATAAAGTGCTTTTTTGTTAAATACATCTATACGATCCGCGTTTCTGAATATTTCTATGACCGCGTGTGCAATCTTAAGATCTTTTTCTTTGGTAAACATTTTATGCACATTCTTATCCCAATAATCCACCATAAGTTCTATAAATTCTCTTGTTTCGCTTTCTTGTTTTTCGTGTTCTGGTTCTACAACAAACTCGCCAGATTCACCAGTTTGTTCACATATTTCCACGTGCTTTTTGAATCGCTTGTATGTTGTATTATTGTCTAAAATAAACCAGTTCTTAGCAACAATACTAAAATAACTGAATGCCTTACCCTTGCCTGGCTCATATTTGTCTATATTAGCCACCATATGAGATATAGCTTGCTTTTGAATTTCGATTGGGCTTACATCCGCATAACTAAACTTGAACGTGTTATAAACGTTTTCTGCTATCTTAAAAAACGCCTGCTGAATATAGTCGTTGTATATTTTGTCCTTTTCTCGCGGATCTTCCGATTTATTATATGCTATAATAGCCGCTTCTGTTTCTGGGGTGAAGTATACATTTGAGCTTTTGGGTGCAGTTCCCTCTATTTTTTTATTCTTTGCACCCTTCGGTCTACCTCTAGGTCGTTTTATAACTTCGTGGGTTGTTTCGACGATCTGGTGTATTGGCTTTTTTACCTTATTTTCGTTTTTATTATTTTTTTGAGCTTTAGAAATTTTTTTTATTTTCTTGATACTCTTTTGCTTTTTGATTTTTTTGAAAATCTTTTTTTTCTTCATATTTTATTTAATTTTTTCGTCGAACTCTTTTGTTATTCTTACAATTTCTGAAAAAACAAATCCGACATCGTCATCTTTTTCAAACAAGTTTTTATCATCAATTGCCTTTATTCTTGAATAAACTTGATCTATTTCGCTGCGAAACATATCAAGCCAGTCTTCATAAACTTCAATCTTTTTAAGAAGATTGTAGCACGCATATCCCAACGCACTTGTCGTTAGGAAAAATATAACCATTAACGTCCACAATAACCACATATTTTATTCTTCGTCCTCTTCGTCTTCTTCTATTTCATAACCAAGTTCTTCTTTGATTATGTATAAAGCTTCTTCAACCGAAGGCCAACTGCGGCTGTCGAGAGCATATTCCAATAGTTCTTTAACTTCCTCAATATTGTCAGGGTCAATTTTCATAGTATTTTCCATCCTTGTTCAACGAGTTCCAAAGCTTTCTTATATTTTATATATTGCGTATCTCCATTTTTTTCTACGATTACTTTGTCATTTCTACCATGTTTTACCTTTTTTTCGGCTTGTTTGATAAACTTGGTACCTTCGTCGATCATAAGTTTTCCATTTAGATGATCTATCTCGTGTTGAACGCAAATTGATTCAAGTAGTCCAACGTCGTCGTATACACTCTCCTTGGTGGGGGGATTTGTATCTGGACCAAAAGGGATAGGATTGGCGTGATTGAGCGTAGTTACCGTCACTCTCATTTTACGCAAAGTATTGCAACTTTTACCAGGCAAACTTAAGCAGCCTTCCAAATAAATAACATTTTCGTCGCTAACTTCTGTTATAACTGGATTCATTAAAATAACAGGAGATTGACCTTTTCTGGCTCTAATAACAGATACACTCTTGGATATTCCAATTTGGTTGGCGGAAAGCCCCACTCCTCCAGATGGCAACGAATCCAATGTTTCTATCAGTTTATTTGCTATTTCTTGACCTTCTTCTATTGAAGCAACCGGACTTGTCGGTTTGCGTAGATAATCTTTATCTTTGATTATTTTGTAACTCATGTATGTGAATATTTGTTATACAATTCACATATATATCTATTTGTTTTATTTTGTCAAATTATAATAAAACAATTTTATGGTTGTGGGCGACTAAAATATTCAGACTCTCTCAAAAACGGTCCGGATGGGGTGGGAGAAGGTTCTATTGGCAACGATTCTGTTCTATTTTTTAGCTCCTCGTTATACGGATCAGTAATTGCAATTTCTTGAGATGGTTCTGGCGGTTGCTCCTGTGTTGGTTCCGGAGTAGGTGAAATTTGCTCTAAAACAATTGATGGCGTAGGTGACGGTGTAACCGTCGGAGTAACCGCAGGAGTGGCGGTCGGAGTAACCGCAGGTGTGGCTGTTGGGGTAGTAGTTGGAGATGGCGATGGGTCTTCTTTTTTCTTTTTTTCAATCAATACATTGTATGCTAGTATCAAACATACAGCTAATGGATCGAATACAAGCATTATGGACCATATGAAATAATTGACCGCAGCATCCAAAGGGATGCCAAGACTATTTGCTATGAATTTAAAAGTACCAACGTCCGTTTTTACTATCTTATCTTTGAAGTCCGTATTTTGGTTACGTAAAGATTGTATCTGGGTTTGATATTCTATTACTTTCTTCTTTCCAACGTCTGCGAGTTCATCCTTTTTGCTGTTTAGCGATGATACTTTATTGTCAGATTCTTTGTTATATGCGTCTATGGACGCCATTATTTCTTCAATATCCTTTTCAAGTTTCTTGACGTTTGTTTCTATATCACTGCGTTGGCCTTTGCTTCTGCTTTCTATTGCTGCTACACGGTCATTATACTCTTTCATCTGCGACGCATATTGCTCACGCAGTTTGCTTATTCTGTCTTGTGATGATTTTATCTTTTCATCTATTTCGGCACGTTCTTTTGCTTGACCTTCTTTTACAACCCTGGCTTGGTTTAGTCCATTTTTACCAAACAACCCACCCGTACCTTGGTCCATCCATTTCTGAACTTCTTTGTCTAATATTTCCAATCTGGCATTGAATAGTTTTATCTGCTCAAGTTCTCTGGCTATATCAGTGTCGGTTGAAGATTTAGATATTTCAAGAGCCTGTTTTGCTGCTGCTATATCTGCCGAAGCATCCTGTGTTGTATTTGCTGATTTACGAATGCTTTCTATCTGCTGATTTTTTTGTGCTACAACTTGAAGTTTTTGTTCTATGAACTTTTTTCTGTTGGCATCAATACCCGCTATTTCTTCCGAGTTATAATCAGACTTCTTGATAGTTTCTATTTCTTTCTCAAACTCTGCTATCTTGGTATTATTAGATTCTATGTTTTGTTCATATCCTTGAACGGCAATAGATGTTGCTGTATATCCCGCACTCAAATATCCATATATACCAATAGACGTTATTGCCATAAGAAATAGCGTGGCAATTAACATATATGATTTCATCCACCATCCTATTTCTTTCCATTTTTGCTTTAGAAAAGTGGCTGTT